ATGTTTTGAAACGATGAATACGAATTATTATCCGTCTTGTTGATGATTATCAGTTCACTGGCGGGATTGCCAATCAGCGTAATTGCCGCGCCATATATTTATATACGAAAAACTATCCCCATAATCTGGATGCCGTCCCGCGTACAGTTGTATATGCGGATGAAACTCGTTCATCCACCTCAAAAATCCGTCGTCCGGCAATGGCGTCATCGCCTGTGGACCTAGAACTCTCCCCTTAATGGGCGCGCCAAGGCGGCCCTCTATCTCATTCAAATATTGTGCAGATTCTATTAAACTTTTCCAATTTCGTGTTTCCATGTTTATGTCTCCTGTATTCTTTCTTATTTATAAAAAATAGATTTTATATAAAACAAGAGAGGAATAAATCCTCTCTTGCTTCAATCATTATTATAATTATTGTCAGTTTACGGGAAACTAGTTCCTGCAGCGACCGCACCACCATGAAGTCCATCTACTCTAAAGATTCTAAAGTATTGGTTCTGGCGAATAGCAGTTGGACTACTCGGTTCAAAGTCACCAGCGTGGTTAGTCATTGAACCATCTTCATCAACAAACGGATTCATCACCATTCCGTAACGAGTCTTAAACCCGATACGAGGTTGGAAGTCGTTTTCACCAACGGCGCGTACCATCTGTAGTGGTACATACGGACAGTAGAACAGTCCAGCATCATAAGGTGAAGAACCACGATATCCTACACAACAGTAGTTAGTATCCGATGAATACGGGTCAATATAAACTTTCAACTTGCCGTTGAGTGTTCCGACAAAGGTGTTACCAGTGTCATCGGGCTCAATGTCAGTTGATTTTGCGGGAGAGATTTGTAGGAAACCAGACATTGCAAGTGCAGAAGCGACATCTGAAGTACAGATAACAAAGTTACCTTTACCTCTACGAGTATCTTTTGCGATTTTGTTGCATTCTCTTTCGAGTTGGAACATCAAACCACGGAATCGTTCAGCACTCCATCGTCCATCAGAGTCTCGGTCTAGGTCGTAAATACCACCGATACCCTGTGAAGGCGCTGCTGTTGTACCAGTTGCCCCAGAAGAACCAAGTCCAGTACCAGCACCACCCTTGTAATAAAGGTCAGTTTGCTGAGCACCAAGTTTAGCAATACGGTAGATAGTGCGGATAACTTCTCGGTTGATTTCAGCAAGAATTTCTGTGCTGAGAATGTTCGCGAGTTCAGTTTCTGCATCCAAACCATGTACTGCTTTCAAGTCTTGAGCGAGTTCAGTAGTGTATTCTGCTTTCAATGCACGGGTTTTAGCAACAACGGATGTTCGTTCGATTGAGAACGCCATTTCACTGAACTGAGTACCATCTGAGGCACCAAGTGTTTCAGCATCGTTTGTTGACATACCACCACTTACACCAACACCAGTGTATGCCGCAGTACCTGTGTTTGCAGTAAATCCTGCAACTTGTGAACCAGTACCTAGAGGGTCACCAAGGTTGCCAGACATATCTGGGTTGACATTAGTTGTTCCAGCGGCAGCATTAGTTGCAGCCTCATTGAACAGTGCTTCGTTACCTGTGTTACCGTGATATCGGGCTCGCATTGCAAAGATAAGTCCAGTAGGACCAGTCATTGGTTGCACACCACAAACATCGTATGCCATTAGATTGGGCATCGCTCGGCGAACGAGTGAGATGAGTACTGGGTCGAAACCTCTGACTGAACCTTCACCACCAATTACAGGGGACATACCGCCACCTACGAGGTTATTTGCTTGTTCTTGTAGAGCCTTTTCCTGATTCTCTAAAAGAATTGCTGTTACATTCTTTCTATAAGAATCTTTAATAGTGGGAAGACTTGGATGCTCAATAATGGGCCTCCATTTCTCCGCTAGAAATTGACTTGCTGTTTCGATGTTTTGCATCAGTTTCTCTCCTTGATTTCCTTGTTATACCTTTTTAGGTTCTCTTTATATAGTAAATTATATATTTTGGGGTTATGTTTGTGAATTATTTTCGTCTGCATCTGCAAGACGACCTACAGTATTAAAATATGAACTCATTCTATCGCTCATTCCTTCGGTTTCTTCATAAGAAGGAACATCTACAATTTCATTTAGTACCTGTTGTGGTGCTGTTGCATATGATCGGTCAAAATAACTTTCTTTGATTATTGCCAATTTATTAGCAAATTCTTGTTCATTTCCATATTCAACTCCGCGGGAAAGTGCTTTGAACTTTTCAATTTCAGTAGCAGCAAGACCGTGGCACATTGATTCAAAAATACCCTCACAATTAGACTGTACAGTTTCCTTTGAAAGTTGAACATTCTCATGCAAAGTTTGATTTAATTTTCCAGTAAGTTGTTCACATTTACCTGCAAGTTGATCTACTAGGTCTACTCTACTTTCTGGTACTTCAATGTAATGACTTTCAAAGAGGTTTCGAAGTCCTCCCATGAATGATTCGGAAATTTCGTTTTGAACACCACGGTCAATAGCAAGTTCGTTATTATCCATCCATTCATTTACGACATAATTTAGATAGTCGTCTAGTTGGTTTGTTAATTGACTCTTGATACCAAGGACTTCTTCAACAACAACATCACGCGATTGTCGAACCAACTCTGATTGAATTTCTTCTACGCGGGAATTAACAGCCGCCTCAAAGATTGATGCGGCTTTTCTTTTGAATGAATCGGTTAAATTTTCACCACTAAACAGTGCTTCTAAATGTTCTACTGTTTTGCCTTTTTTCTTATCTTCAAGAGTCTTTTTCGCATTTCCAGTATTTACTGGATGAGCAAACTTAACTGATTTTCCATCAGCAGTATGTGAACCTTTACCTTCGCCATCTTCCTCATCTTCACCTTCTTTGCCAGTGACAATTTCCGCCTTCAACTTTTCACGATGAAGTGCTTCGTCTAATTCCACTTCATCATCGGCATAAGATACTCTATTTAGAGCATCACTGATATATTCAGATGTGAGTCCCATTGTGCCAAGAACACTTGCAAACCAATTAATCTTTTCATTAATTCTGTTTTTAGTTTCTACGGTATCACTTCGTTCTAGAATACTTCTTGCAGTATTTATTGTGCTATTTGACATGAAATATTACTCCTTCGGTTTCCATTGGTACTAATCAATATCTATTGTATTGTATCAGTATGTATATTTTTCTATAATTTGGACAAGAAATCAGCAAAACAATATTCTGCTACTTCATCAAGTGTCCGTGAATTGGATTTTGAGATGTTTTTCTTATAATAATTGATATGTTTTTCTACAACTAACCCATTATCCCAAACCCATTCTTTCCCTTCCATGATTCCGTCTACAAATGCTGATGAAGCGGATGGGTCTGCAACAATATCTATCGCCGCAAGCATGAAATCGTTACCGACATACTTTGCACCATCCCTTTCTTCTAAACTACCCATTCCGCGAGAAGAAACGCCTAATTTTGCACCTTCTTCGAGTAATCCCTCTGCAATTTTGCCCATTGGAGTTTTTAATATTTTGGCTTTACCCTTGGCACTGTTGCCTTCCATTTTTAATTCTTTAATCATATGCGAAACTCTTTCTAAATTGACGGTTGGACCTTCTGGATGTCCTAATTCCCCCATCGCACGATTTTCTTTCACAAGTTTATTATATTTCTTAACTTCTTTTTCCATAATATTAATAGGATAGATTCTACCGTTTCTATTCTTTTCTTCTGCTTGCATAAAAGTACCAACAATATAATAGTTAGTAGGCTTACCTTCACCACCATCTTCTTTTAATACTTCTACATCATGAGTTATTTCTGTTATTAGTTTCATGTTTGTCCTTTAAAATCCGTAAAATTGTTCTCTTAGACATGAGTGATTTCTATTTTTATAGGATTCTACTTTTACATACATGGGTGTATGTACTTTTGTACCGCCCCATCCTGCTGGAAAGTTGTTTGCTATCCATTCTCCAACACCACCGGCAGCGCCTTGTACTATATCTGTATTACCGATTGCATTTCCTGCCATATATCCCAATTCGCCGGCAGTATATGCGGCACCAACCACTCCTGCACGCCTCAATGCTGTTTTACCGGCGGCCCAACGGGCCGCTTTCCTCCTCGCCGCGTTGTGTCCAGCAATTTGTCTGGCTTCTTTCGCTACTCGTTTCGCTTGCATCGCGTCCCATTCCGCCACCGTTGGAATCGACGGCGGTTTCGGGTTTGCCACACGCCACCGCGCCGCATCTCGCGCCCTTACGGCAGCATCATATGCTCGTCTGTTATCCTGTTGGATGTTGTAGAGTTGAGTAAAATTCAGTTGCGGCGCGGATTCGCAAACATTTTGAGTCCATCGTTGTCTTTCTTCGTATAGGTTTGTATTGAATATCATTTATGCTCCTTCGCCTCCGCCACCGGCACCGCCTTCTTGACCTGGCATTCCTGGCATTCCTGGCATACCAGGCATTCCGCCTTGTGGTGGTGCCGATGATTTTGCTAAAACTTTTCTTGCCATGTAAGTTAATTCGGGAGTAAATTTCTCCCAAAGTCTGTCTAATATAACGGAATCGGCCCATCCTTCTATTTGCATATCTTGAATGAATCGGTCTATTTTAGGATACTTTCTAAACTCATCAAACAATAAATCCTCAAGTTTAGGTGGAGGTCCTGGTGGTGGCCCGCCCATTCCAGGCATTCCTGGCATTCCTGGCGGAGGTCCTTGTTCTATAATAAAATCTATTTGTCCTGTGTTCATCTATAGTATCGTTCTTTCATTGCCTTACTGATTTTCTTTCTACGATTTCTTAGATATTCATCTGATTCATCAGAATCACCATCGTTATCAATATCAGCATCACCTTTTCCTACAGGGTCAAGGGTATCACCAGAATCATCTTCTGAATCATTGTCTTTGTCTGTTACTTTGGCAACCTTTTTCTTTTCTTCTAAAGCGTATCCTATCTTATTGAGTAGCAACGATTCAATTCTATCATTTGCTTCATAAAGATTGCCAATTATAATGTCTTTAAATAATTTTCTACTACTCATTTTTATTTCCTTTTCTTTGCAAAATTACTAATTTCTACAAATGATTTTATGTTCTCGTTGATAAGTTCTCTAAGTCTAATCTGATTATCTGCATTTAATTCATCATGTAATAATACAATTTCTTCACATATATCTGGAGTAACATGAATGATTTTTCCATCAATATCTATGTCAACGGGCATTTTGGATGTATATGCTTCTTGTATTTTAGAAATTACTGATTCGTTTAGTTTCTTACCACGACTTTTCTTTAAATACTTTGCAAGTCCACCCTTACCGACTGATTTGTTACCAGGCAACATTTGAACTTGTACTTTTGTTGTGTCAACCAATTCTGTTGTGGCGATGCCACTATTACTCATATCCTTTGCAAACTGACTCGCTAGTCTATTGTTAGGGAATTCATATACTAATCCAGTAGTACCTGTTTTGTTTCGTTCATACAGATAGGATTCCTTTGTGTTACGCAATTGCGCCAACTGCTTGTTAGCCAACATTGTGCCAATAAGTTTGTTGTTCTTTGCAAATTTCATTGCCCCTGCAAGATTGACATGAGTACCATGATAAGAGAACATCTTGATGCGACCACCCTTTGGGTCACTGATGGTTGCCATTAATACTTTGTCTTGGTTCGATGACACTTTACCCTTGTGTCCTAAAGGTCTTTCAACTACGACAAACCGAGCATTCTTATGGATAGAAGATACTCCAGTATACAGAATCTTTGCTTTGCCACTTTGGATAAGGTCTTTGGTTTTCTTATCCGCAGGAATATCAGTTTTGTTTCGTTCTTCATACAGATAGGATTCTCTCTTCAATGAGGGTTTTACATTCCCACGCATAAGAACTTCAATTGTATGGACATCTACTTTCATAATCTTAGCAATTTGTTTGGCACTCTTTTTTTGCTTGATAAGCATATGAAGTTCTGACATCTTGCTTTCTTTTAATCCAGCACATTTTTTACATCCACACCCGCCTTCATCGAATCCTTCTTGTTCTTCTTCCCATTCTTCATGAGATGTATCGGGATGGACTTCATCGCAACTTCCTTTATGGGATGCTTTATTATTTTCATTAATCGCAACAGATTCTGCCATAAAGGTTGTATATTTAATATTTAAATCTTTCTTATATGTTTTCTCTACATATGTTTTAATTTTTTGTAAATCATTCTTTGGACCGTGAAAACTTAAATCAAATCCTCTGCCCATTGACCCAGAGCCAGAAAAATACTTCTTAAATCTTTTCTTTAAGTCTTCTTCTACTTTCTTTTTATCTCCTGATTTAAAATCAAAGACAAGAATCCAATCAGATGCTTCTAATAAATTAACAGAAATTTCCGATTTCCGAGCCGATAAAGAATTAACAATCTTTTCTGCTAATATTTGATGAACATTAGTTCTAAAATTGTCAACATTTTCAGTTATAAGAGATTTAATAAAATTACTCATTAGAAGTCCTCATCATCTTCGCCATGCAAACCTTTTGCCTTTTCATCTTTCATTTCTTTATCCATGTCAGAAATTTCATCTTCGGTTTGCTTTAGAATGTTTTTCCTGACCCATTCTATAGAGTAGTACCTACCTATGTATTCATTTACCTCTCTCAAGACTTCCATTCTTTCCTTTAAAATTTCTGATTCTTTAAGTTCTGTGAAATATGAATCTTTTGCATATTCACAATATACATTTTGAGAGATTTCTTTCCAATCATCAGGAGTAATAATGTTTTTCATTAGAAGTTGTGTCTTGAGCAACTCCATGAACATATCACTGAATTTCTTTCGTAGTCTTTCAATAAACTTAAAGAATTTAAGTTCATCTCTTGTAATTTCTGCACTTCTACCCATATTGAATCCATTATCAGCATCCAATCTAGAGGTAGGAACATGTAATGCACGATAAAGTTTCTTTTGGAAATACAGGACATCTTCCATTTCTCCAAGATTTTGTCCACCATCGAGAGTAGTAATTTCAGTTCCTCTACCACCTTCTCGTCTTGGTAGCCAATAATCTTCAAGCATTGACATGTGGCGTTTATCGTCTTTAATTTCACCTGTTTGAGCATCATAAACAAGTTTATTACGATATCGATTCATAATATCTTTAAGATATTGTTCTGCTTTATTTTTTGGTAAGTTACCAACATCAATATAAAAGATTCTTCGTTCTGGCGCTCTAGCGATACGATAAATCACAACTGCATCTTCAATCATTCGTAATTGATTTAGTGGTTTGATTGCTTTATGTAAGTGACCGATTACTCTTTTTTTTGCACCATCAAACAGACCAGAGTTTACATAACAGATAGCATCTGGAGATACTTTTACTCCCTTTTGGTCCCAACCACCGTATGAATATCCTGAACCTGTGATTGGAGTCTGGTCATACATGTAAAATTCTCTTATTTCTTTAATAACCTCTATGCCATCTTTATTTCTTTCTTTTACTACTTCACGAATTTTTCGAATCTTCGTGGGGTCGATTGGTCTAATTTCTGTTATTCCTTTTCCACCATTTTCTTGGTCAGTTATGATGTGAAAATATAATCGACCATCAATAAACCATTTCCTGAAAAGGTCGTATGCTTTGTTATTGAAATTTAATAAAGAAAGCACATTATCAAATTCTTCATATATTTTATTTTTAACGGTATCTGATTGTTTATAGTGGTCCATAACCAGTTTAACTGGAACTCTGTACTCATCAAAAACAATTGCATCGTTACAGATATCTTCAACCGCTTGTTCAACTTCTGGTTGAAGTACCATAGTTCGGTAATGGTTAATAAACCCTACCTCACTTTTAATATCACCTTCTAAGTCAAGATATGACCCATAAAAACCCCCTGCTGTAACAACGGTTGCGCCATCGTCATAGTCAGGGGACACGAAGGATTTTGATTTAGTTGGTTTTTCAGGGGTTTTAGATTTCCCGAATTTAAATCCAAACAGTTCTGGCATAATAAGTCCTCATTTTATATATTTACCGAAATTAACCGGCTTCTCCAACGCCACCTACATCAACTGATTCTGTAAGGTCAACATCTGGAGCATCACTTGTCAAGAAGTAACTATAAGACATGGTTATAGCGAAATCTGACAATGTATCACTGGCATCTGCATCCAATGCCATATCACCAATCACAGTGGGGAAGCAATGAAAGAAGGAGTAAGTTTTGATTGCATTGTTTTGCCTATCAAGTTGGTCCACACTCCAAGTTGGAAATAGCCCTGTATTTAAAGCACCACCTTGAGTCAGGTCGTGCGGTTGTTCAGCGATATTGCCAATAGTAGAATTGATTGCTTCCATCCATTTTTCAAATTTAGTTCTGAGATTGAATTCCCCATCACTGATGACGGTCAATGACCAGTCATCAAATGTTCTGTTTCCAGGCAATTTAAGTTGCCGTCCGCGGAAAGGTACTAAAATTGTACTTAGGTTTGTTGCAGGTAAAGAGGCTGTTCTAATTAGAAAAGAACCAGAAGAATCTATTCCTGTTGGTCCTATAGGTCCATTTACTCTAAACAGGTTAGGGCGAACGCCACCAGCCTTGAGATGATTTTTAAAGTCGTTAATGTTCATGCTTTGTTTCCTCTTTTATATTTATACCAATTTATAATCATCCCCCAGCAACTTCACTGAAATCTACACCAGATCGTGTAGCGACGAAGTTTAGTTGGATGAAATTGATTGAACGGGTTGGTTTTACAAAGATATCTGCAACAAATTTATTTGCATCAATTACAACAGAAGTATTATTAGTGGTATCACAAACAACCTTGAAGTCAGTAATTCCTCTTCGTCCTTGAATATCTCGTAAGAACGGTTCAATCATATTCTTGAATTGGGCTCTTGTAAATGAATCGTTTTGTTCAAAGAGTTGGAACTTAGATGCTGTTGAGATTGCTTTTTCAAGAACAATAAAGAGTCGTCTAACATTAATTCTATCAAATGCACTTCCTTTACTCTGTAGTGTCTTATCACCGAAGAGGACTGTTCCTTCGCCGGGGAATGCAACTACAGGGTTAATTCCGTTCTTGTAAAGTTCATCACGATGTGCTTCATCGGTTGGATTCAGTGCAAGTTTTACTGCACCACGAATCTGTCCACGATTGAAACCCGCTGGTGAGAACCAAGGGTCGTTAACATTGTCTGTTCTTGCACAGAGTCCTGCCATATCACCGTTTAGTGGCACCCATCGCAACTTGTCAGTGTATCGGTCGTACATATACTTCCAACCACTGTCTAAGAATGCATAAGAACTATTCTTATTAAGTGTAGTGTCTCGATAAGTTACCACATTCGATACCTGAGTTGTAGTAGTTGTTTCATCTACAACATCTGCTCTTAATGGTGAAACAAATGCTACGCAATCTTTTCGAGCATCTGCAATGTCTATAACGAAACCTGAAAGTGGCCCATCTGCATCTCCAGTAACCAGTAGTGATACATCAACAGTATCTGGGTCAGAGAATAAGTTCCACGAAGTTTGTTTGTTGCCATTGGTCGCGGCTGATGAACTATATGCACCTGAAGCACCAGAACCATAAGACCGTGTAATTACTCCGAAATTCTTCCCTACACTACCGAAAGTTATACCACATCCACTATATCCACCAGCAGTCTGGATGTTGGCTATCAGACCACCAACCCAAAGATATTTGGATTTGTTATTTATAACATCGACATAGTAATTGGAATTTCCATCTCCATCTTTAGCGTCAATTGCTTTAGAAACATGGTTGAAAACTTCAAGAACACTATTTGTAACTCCAGAAAAATCACCATCTTCGTCAATAACTACGATAGCAAATTGGTCGCCTGTTCCACCAAGAAAATCTAGGTTGGATGATGTCGTAGGTCTTTCAACATATGACCTGTATGCAAATTCCCAGTGTGCGGTTGAACCAGCGGCAACCAGAGTGGTTAAAGCAGGTGTAAATCCGAATGTTGTTCCTGCCGAGGCATGAGTAGAACCTGTAATTGTATAATTTTTATTTATACTACCGATTCTAAGAGTATCACCAACTAACGCAGAAGTTGCACCGTCAGCACTATTTCCAGCAGTCACCGCTGCGAAGTACAAAGTCGTAGAATCAATAGAACCACCAGTGGCAATACCTAAATTGCTACCACAAAGGCCTTGTTGTGCCACAAGTAGTGCAGTGTCCCCTGTACCACCTCCGTCTACGATGGCAACTTTAAGACTGTTACCCCATACTCCTGCATATTTTGCAACAAACTCAGTGCCGCTAGCAGGTTGCCAGAGACCGGTATCACCAGTTGCTCCTGCGGCATGTGTATCTGCATTGTCGATACGGACTCCACCACCACTTACTCCGTCTAAACCTGCATTGACTGGACCTGTGTCTGCACATCGAACTACAGTGAGTGAACCACCATATCCAAGGAAGTTTGCGGCTGCAAGCCATCCTTTATAGTTTTCGTTATTTGGTTTGCCAAAAAGGTCTACTAATTCATTTTCACCTGTTATAAGTACTCGATAATCAATGGGCCCCCACTGAAATGTGCCAGCATAAGCCGCGCGCGTGGTCGAGACTGCGGGAACAATATTTGTAAAGTCCTTTTCTGTGACTGTTACGCCTGGACTAACTCTAAATGCCATGTTAATTCTCCTTGAGACTGTTATATATCTTGTTACACTATATGTGTTTTCTGAAAATATATATCATTTTTCGGTATTTCATTATCTAGAGAAGAAATTACCCACACCATCGTCATCATTAACATTTTGCCACGCCGTTCCATCAACATCAACCTCATATTCATCCTCTATACCATTATTTATAAAACCGAACGGCGTCATCTCTGCCTCAAGTTGTTCTATTTTATCTTTATACATTATTTTTCTAATATCCATATCTAGCATGTCTTTAAAATATTGCTGTGTAGTACACCATGCAAACAGTACCAATGACATTACTAGGTCGTCTGTATGTCCTCTGTCTGCTTCAAATGAATTTCTTTTAGCAATAAAGGATATAAGTTCATCGATAACATCAAAATCATCAATAATTAATTTTTCTTCTTCGATAAGGTTTTTTAAGTTAGAACATCCTACTCTTTTAGTTGCCATTGTAGTTCTCATACCCAACTGAGAACCGCCTTTACCAAATCCACCGTCCAAGGTTTGACCTTTTCTTCCTCTAATTGTTGTCATAAGAAGATGTTCATATTCAAATTCACTGTGCATAATATCCGCAACCTGTCCACCAATATCATTAATTTCAATCATACAATAGGCGTCATTGTATTGTTTACAAAGAGAATGCACTACTGTTGGGTATGTCATGGGAGACAGTGTGTTATTTCTGAATGTTGCCACAATTCTAAACGGTTCATCATCGTTTGTGATATCAACAACTACAAATGCGTGATGGTCTAAACCAGTACCTCTTGCAACATCTACTCCCATAAAATAAATATGGTCTTTTTGTGGTTCTTCATATAGTTTTAATCCCTCATCGTTTTGATGTATGGGTTTTTTATATACCATAGTTTTTAATTTGGCAGAAGATATGAGTGTATTTGTAGAACCAATAAAGTCGCATTCAAATTCTGTTCTAAATTGTTCTTCGCTTGTATTTGCAATTGTTTGTTCACGCCATGCTTTATCTCTACCCGGAACTTCATTCCACTGAACTTCGATAGGAACATAACTGTTTTTACCTTCAATTGCATCCATCCACATTCGGTAGAACATGTTTAGTCCCTTTGGCGTAGAAACTATAAGAACCTTTGTGGTTTTACCAGATGAAATCGTAGGATACACTGAACTGAAAAATTCTTCTGCAACACCCTGTGGAATATATGCAAATTCATCCATGAAAATCATGTTGAACGAACCACCACGAACAGCACTAGATGAGGTTGCAGATGCAAGAATTTTAGAACCATTTTCTAATTCAATAGAACCTTTGTTCCATTCTATAATTCCCTGTTGCATCCATCTAGGAAGATGTTCATATGCTAATTTGAGTCTACCTAAAAGTTCTCTTGCAGTTGCAAGTTTATTTGCAAGAACGGCAACATTTACACTCGGATTGAATAGGGTGTAATGAAGCAAGTATGCGATAATTGTTGTGGATTTACCAGACTGTCTAGGAAGTTTTGCGATTACAAAACGGTTATTGTGAACCTTTTCAATCATGTCTTCCTGAAAATCATATAATTTAAATGGAACAAGACCTTCATCTACATTTACAATTTGAACATATTTTTCAATAAAATATACAGGGTCGGAAGCGCACTTCAAATATTCTTCAATCTGTTCTTTGGTATAGTCTACTGGAACATCTGATGATTTTAGATTCTTGTTTCCAAGATATGAATCGATATCGTGAGTTTTTCTAGGCATCGTCTGTTGTTAAATTTTCAATCTGTTTTATATTATTTTTTACAAGGTCTTGTAATTCTTTGGTAGAACCAACAAAGATAGATTGATTTGTTGTATTGTGTCTGTTTATAGTGATGTCTTCTTTCTTTATATCCTTAATTTGTTTATGTAAACCAATTAGGTCTTTGTTTGCTTCTGAAACACTTTTGATTAGTTGAGATACAACCTCATATGCTCTTGGTGATTCACCTTCAGATGCAACTGCAAGAATTCCGTCAATTGCGACAGAACCTTTTCCTATAATTTCTTTTAGACTGTTTCGAACATCAGTGTAGTCCTTTTCCATATGAACTTGCTTGATGTTTTTTTCTGGTTCAATCACATGGACAATTTCTGCATCTATTACTTCGGGTTCTTTAATATTATCATCAATGTTTAGTGCTTCACTAATTCTTTCATTCACTTTTTTCTTTGCCATTATAATTCCTTAATGTTATGGGTCCACAGTATATGTATTACCCGCATGGTCCATAGATGCACCGAACACCCATGTTTCGGTGCCGGCAGTGTAGTCATCTATTGCAGAGTCTGAACCAGAAGGTCCAGTAACAAAAGTTTGTACAGTTGACAATGCACCAGTTGCTCCAGAAAGTCCACCACTTCCAGTAAAGTCTTCAACATCCCAGAATGTATTGTTAACTGTTTTGATTACCTTAGATGTCTTAATAGGACCATAGACGAAAGATTTTGCCATAAATTCAAAATCAAAATTAATATTTCTTCTTGTATCGAAGTCTCCCTCATAATCTTCAGTAATCGAAGAGGATTGTAATATAACAGGAATGTCAACACTTTGATGTAAAGCATTCATATTAACCGTAATATTAAATTCTGGCGTAAAGTATGGTAAAATTTGTTCTACTATTTGAAGTCCATCATCCATATGTCTAACAAATGCAGACAGTCTAAAAGAAAAATTATATGGAACTTCAGCGTAATCAAATGATGTACTAGTTACTCCAGTAGAATCACTTAAAAATCTTTTACTTATTGTATTTCTTTTTCGTGCCGCATCATAATCCATAGAAGTTAATTCAAATCCCAAACGAGGTAATGTCATCGATACTTTTGGACCATCAGAAATAGAACTTGATTCATAAATTCTTCTAATAAACTTTTCTTTAGGACCATATGCAATCGGAACTCTAATTTGTTCTTTTATAGAACCATCTACATTCTTTCTAGTGATATAGATGTCATTAAAAAGAGTACCAAAAGCAATTACTACATTTCTTACTGAATTATGATAAAATGTTGTAAACATTAGATGTTACCCTCCGAAAATGGGTCGGTTTCACTAAAATCAAATATCGAATCTGCGCTCATTTCTAAATCATCTGAGTCATCATAATCATCTGCAATAATAATTGTTCGTATCGCTGGGTCTAAGGTTTGTCCGGCAGTGTAGAATGTATCAGAACTTGCACCACTAACTCCAGCAGTAACGCTCGTTCCTATAACAAATCCTGTTGCACCAGAAGGTCCTGCAACGGTTAGTAAGTTATAACCAGAGGTAACTCCGCCAGTAACCGCCGGCCCACCTGTTCCTGCTGTTGCCCAATTTATAACAGTAGCGTACCAAGTTGCACTGGCACCATTTGTTCCAAATCCCGCAGTTCCTTGATAAACATATTCACCGACACTATAATCAGTAGTGGCACCGCCAGTAACATAAATGTTAAATGCAACATTTTCTGCAAGGTTTACAATCTTATCAATATCGGTGAATCCAGTGGTAAAATCTTCTTCACTATATTCAAAGAGTTCACATGAAAGTTTATATGTGTAAAGTCTACCCAATTGATAAAATGGATTTTCATGTTCAACAAATTTAATTTCAAAAAGACCTTTAGAAAGAGGTAAGTAAATTAAATCACCTTCTCTTGGTCTGTTTATTGTATTTTCGTGAGAAAGTTTTTGTGAAAATATCTTTTTAGAAACTACAAATTCAACGGTATCTTTAATTTGGATTCCAAATTTGGAAGCAAAATCCCCTTCTCCCTCAAAACCATCAGCACTGGCAATATACATTTCTATATTGATACCTTGTTGAAAATTGGAAATGGTATCTTCACCAAACAAAAAATCACGATTGACAAGTGTTCTTGGAATGTAAATAACATCATGACCATACATTTGAATTGTTTCGATGGTTAAATCTTCAACAAGGTCTTGTTCTGAATTTACTTGATGTCTAAAAAATTTATTAGTTGCCATTTATTATCCTACCATAAAGTCAGGCGGAAGTTCATACATCAACTGTACATTTTCCTCAATTTTATCAATTTCTGTTTGTGCTTGTTCTAATAATTCTCTGCCATTGAAAGTTACTCCACCGGGTAGTTGAATACCTTCAAACTTAGAAAGATTAGAAGCCCATTGCTTCTTGAACAATGCAGTTACATAATTTTTAAGTAACCTGTCTTTATAAATTTCTGGATATGTTTCTGGGTCTAGTATGAGATATGCTTCCGCAACAATATATTTTCCTATTTGCGCTTCTTCACTCCAATCCCAATCAATTTTTAATCGGTTAGTTACACGACTAAAACGAATTGATTTTTCTGGAGATAAAATATCTTGAATTAAAGCCAGATGATTTTTGGTAATGGTGTATTGTATCATTGATTGATTTGGATTTCTCAATCCATAAAAGTCATTTAATGCCATTTGATATCTAACATCAAACAGATTAACTGTTCCTTCACTTAATTGAAATATTTTTGTAATAGAGATAACATCTTCAGAAATGGTGAAATATTCGTTATCAACATCTTCTTGCGTTATTTGAAGACTTAAATATGTTCTTTCAACACCATCGAAATGATATTCTGCAAAGAATTGTAAGGCATCATCAATTCTATCTTCAAGTTGAGCATCGTCAACATTAATTTCAATGACAGGCGCACCTAATCTTCTAAGTGCGAATTCTTTGAGTGTTGCTCTTGATGTCGGTTGTGCCATAGTTCAATTTCCTTTGAAGACTTGCGTTTCTTTTTATATGTATAACTACGACAGCACTGCCTTTGTTTTGTTTTACCTTTAGGTCGGGTCAATTTCTTTTTAGATATTTTAATTCCTCCGTTTTTTTATCTAATTTTAATTGTTCTTTCAAATACAACAAGTCTTTCAAAGACTTTATATAATTATCTCCCTCTTTCCACGGAAAAGGACCACCAATTTGATTTTTTCCTGTCGAAAAATAGTGTTTTTTACCTTGAATGTAATATCTAGAGGTACAACCGTTCGGTAGACTATACTCTGGGTCGAATGTTGTGATGACATCTAAATCAAATGAATATTCGTCTATGTGAATTTTGCCATTGGTGTGAATGAATTCAGACATGTCGTTTAGCACAAGGTCTAAAAGACATCCCACATTGAAGCATGCTCATGCCAATTGACGGAGATGCATCATGAACTAGTCCAGTGACATTATCCCATCCATCTGTCCCAGTATCATCAAGTTCATAATGTGCCAATATATCAAAATAATCATTAGATGCGTTTCTTTTTATTACCCACAATCCTTCTGATGCCTTATTATAAGTCGCGTGGCAATTCTTTTTTTTCTTATTTCTGTTTACAAATAACCATAAAGAATCTTTTCCATATAAACTTTGACCGTAGATATCACAACACCCAGCATCTGCATTGCAATGATTGGTCCAATCATAATGGAAGCCACCGTTATCGCAGGTTTGTTCAGGTAATTTACTATTGAAATGCATAATCCTTTGATTGGCATTACCACCACTTACTGGCGCATTAATACGAGCAACATCGTGCATGTATTGGGGAGTGCTTGTTTGATAAGGTGGTATATCACCGTATGGTTCGTATGGAGGACCACCTACCGATGTACCAAAATACCATGATACACTCCCATAATACATATTTCCTTTAGAATCGAAGGCCATCCAACCTTCACCTTGGTCCCAGTCAGCATTGGGAGAAACCCCACCGTTTCCAATTTGAGAAATTAATTTCCACGATGAAGTGGTGCCGCTGTCTCTCCATGAAGTAGATGCTTCATAATAATTATTACCAATTGCAGTATCCACAGTATCCAAACGAAGTATTTGATTTTTATGGTCTTGTCCAGTGTCATTCCCTCCTCCGAAATAACTCCATGGACCTCCATAGGGAATGCAACCTGTTAATGCAACAATACTAGCCGCCTTTTTCTGTACATCGAATAAATTTGATTCTGGAGGCACAAAAGAAAAACCAGAAACAGAACCCGGCCAATTATTATCATTACTGTCAGTGGTGCCTTGTTTTAAAATTTTTCTATTCCATATTTTAGTATTTGATACACCAGTGCCGGCGGCATTAAGTTTGTTTGCATATAGTGTTGTTTTGACTGGTGTATTCAATCCAGGCGGGTTTTCATTCTCCCCGGGCCTCATACTAGACCCAAGTAGAAAAACATCCCTTGAAATAAATGTAAGACCACCATATACGCGAGTATTGTTATCATCATTACTATCTGGAGGATATTCTTGAACCAAATCTTCTATTAAAGTAGGTTTTATTTTACCAACAGGGTATGTACCTGAAGTGTTCATATCGTGTTGACCTTGACCATTTAAATTAAATTTAATTTTATACAATTTCTGCGATAACGCATTCTGTGGAACATTACCATTATCCTCAGTTGATGGATATCCAACAACACTCCCAATAAAATAGTAAAGTTCTGGGTCACCATTGGCATCAATAACCCATCCGTATGGGTCTTGCATCATTGTCCCAAGACCAACCATTTAACTAAAGTCCTCAGCCCATGTGCAAAGTAACCAACTGGATGCTAAACAAACCGCAGAAATTACTAATATCTTACCTGCTCGAACAATATTAGGTTTAATTCCATTCGCGAACTTGTATTGGGTTCCAATCGATAGGGTAACATTATTGCCGTTGCCCACATTGTCAAAGACAAACGAATACATTGCGCCTGCTACTTCCCCGCTCGGATTCTTAAGTGTAAATGCAGTACCACCGTTCATGTCCACGATGTGAACATTTCCGTTATTCATATTGGGGGTTGTATTACCAACGAGAGTTACCGAATTAGAACGAATTTGTCCTCCACTCGCCACAATATTTCCAGTCGCATCGACATTACCAGTAACATTCACACCAGCACCAAAATTAGTCAGATAATTATTAGTAATCGTACCATTGGCGGCAATCAATATCCTTGTACTATTACCAGTCGCAAGCCGCATTTCATGGCCTCGACTGTAAATATAATTTACAATTGTTACTAGTATCATGAACTAGAATTGTAGGACTGCCGACCCTCTTAATGTGAATGTCAGTCTCAGGAGAATCATCTCCAATACCAATTCTTGCATTTGTAGTATCAATTATAAAATTGCCTTCAAAATTACCTATACTATTTGGATATGAATTGAATAATTTTAAGTTTTTATAGTTGTTAGCATCTCCATCCCAAACAAGTACATCACCATCTTCTTTAATAGCGGTACTATGGTCAGTTAAATCATCATCTGCATTGTTAAAAGTTACATCTCCAAGAATTGCTGCCGGTGCATGTGAAGAAATTCTAGCAATATAGTGTGTTGCAACAAACGGGTCTCTGAGGTTTGCACTTGATGTACTATTTGCCTTATATACTCTTTGTGAACCATCGGAGGTAACAACAATTGTGTCTGCATCTTCTGCACCACCAACTTGTCCTGCGGTGAATCCATCGTATGTACCATGTGCATCTCCTGCACCTATAGTTGTTCTTGATCGCATGTCTGGAGTTTTCGCTGAACTAATTGTTCTATTATTTACAGTATATGCAGTTGAACCGACTGACAAAGCAGAAGCATCGTAAACTAATCCATGTGGAAAGAAAGCATCATCCCCAGAAGTTTCTCCACCAACACCTTGTATCCCTACGAAAATATCTGGGTCAACAATACATACTGCTGTACCACCACCGCCAGAAGATGTTTCTGTATAAGAAACAACACTGGACTTCACGACCGTAGGTCCAGCAAGTGTTTGAGCGGCAGTCGCTCCGACATCCATAATTTGACCAGTCGCAACAGTCCCTGTATCTCCTTGATGAGCAATTTCAAGTTCGACTTCATATCCAAACTTTGTTCCAACTGTTGTATAATATTCTGGATATGTTGCGGTGCTTACAGTACCACCATCACATAGTTGCCATCCAGTTGGAATGTTATAAGTTTCTCCACCCCAAGGAATAATTTCCCCTACAGGGTTAACACTTGTAAGACTTACTGTGTTTTCACCACCAACAACAGTACCAACAAAATTAGTTACAAGACCGATGTCATCGTTCGCACCACTTACTAATGTAAGAACAGGTTTTACAAGGTTTCCTGCGGTAACAGGAGCATATGCAGTCATGCCACCAGTAACAGTTGGGTCTAAGAACCAAACATCTGAAATGGTAAGAGGTCCACCAACATCAGAACCAAAGTTCGCGACATTGATTTCACCTCCATATACAATTACAAATTCGTTTGCTGTTACAGACTCGACAATACCAACTACTTCTGCATTGACGGCACTGTTTGCCAGTGCCAGTTGAAAATCTCCAGTGTTTCCAGTAGCGTTTTGTACATATCTAACAACACTACCTGCGGAAAATCCGTGGGCCAATTGAACTTTGGTTGCGCGGGTAGATTTCCCATCCGAACCAATTCCACTACTTAAATTAAATGCTGAACCTGCCATTTATTTCTCCATTATCCTCCACCATCGTGGATTACGCCATGTACGAATGAGGCCGGTGTAAGAGTACCAGATGGGTCTCTAAATTCTAATGAAATACCATTAGTCCCCCTAACCGCAATATTTGCGGAAAGCATGGTTGTATGTTCCGCGGTAAAAAGTGCCGCATATCCAGTATTTCCTATCCCATGTTCAATGTGATATTTTCCAGCAGAAACATAAGCGGCAGTTATACCACCGAGAAGATTATCAGCCGTCATGGCATTTGTATTACTCGACGCGCCAGTTCCTAGAAACACAAAACAATGTCTAGGACCTACTCCAATATATGTTCTTGCACTTTGATTTGCACTACCCATTTATGTTACATCCTTTGCTAATAATACATCTATTCCCATATCTACTTTGGTGCCCGAAGCGTTGCGTGTGTGAATTTCACAACTATTATCTCCAGTTACTCCAATAACACCCCACCCAGGAGTTAGTCCATGTACCGACACATTGACACAGTAATTGCCTGTTCCAAAACCATGATGGATTATATATTCACCAGTATCTTCCTTTGCCCCTGTCAAACTAGTATTTGATGAATGTTGAAGTGTCCCATCCGCGCCGATACTAATTCTTCTCATAGTTGGTGCGCTTGAATCTGTTTCCGCGGCAATCCTTGCACCAACATATTGGAATACATAACCAGAAGTTAATCCCATACCTAACATCATGGGTTTTCTAATTTTGCCTGCTTCAACGGATTCTATTGATGATATCAAACCATAGGTACTACCTGTTGATAAAAAGTAAACTGCTCCTGCACACAAACCACCAGATACTGCACCGATGTTGAAATCTCCGTGAATTTCTCCTTGAGTGGTAACTACAAATTGACTTGTATTTAGAACTTCTGAAACCATACCAAATACTTCTGCTTCTTCTTTACTATTTGCATTTGCCAATGTCCATCCAATAGGACCTGTACCAAGTCTTACACTGTTGCCAAAAGTAAGTCCGTGAGATGCTTGAGTTACAAGTTTCTTGTTTACACCATCATAAATTCTAACCATTCCATCTTCATCAAAATATATTCCATGTGTAGTACCTACACCACCTGTCCCCATGTGAGACATTTTCATGGAATCCCCTGTGTATGCACCTTGACCAGAACTTGGACCTGAAGCAGTTGTCAACATAAAACCAGGACCATCTGGTTTAACTGAACTTGAACCGGTCTTAAATCTAAATGTGTTATCAGTAGATAAAACTCCTACACCACCAGTCAGTGAAATATAATCAGTAGAATTCCATGAGCCAGATGAACCAATACCAGTGTTTGGATATGTTGCACCTGAACCAAAACTAAATCCTCTCCACATCCACTCTACAGTTGCGCCAGGGTCAGTACTATTGTTTAACAATCTTGTTATAAGTAAACCACCACCGCCACTTTGGCCGATATTATAATCCGATGTTCCAGCATCCGATTCACCAATTGCACCAAGAACAAGATTATAATCATCTACGGTAAGTACAACCGAATTGATTTTTGTAATTGTTCCATTGAATCTAACATCTCCTAAGAATGTAATTCCATGTGGAATTTCATTAGAGAGTGCTATATCAATTTGACCATTAACATTTGCACTTGCACTGATACCTTCAATCCCAGTAATGGTATAGACTTCCATTAGATTAAGTTTTCTAATAACCTTGTCATTTGTGACACTCAACCATTCATAAAAGGTATCACCTAAAACTAGGTCTGGAATGTCGTATGTGGCAGTCGTTACATCAGCCATTATTTAATCCTCTGTATTATTTCTTTTAACATATTTTTCATTTCATCAAGTTCGTTTCTTATATTATTTATCTCTAATTCATGGGTTTCAATTTGATTTGTCTTTATTTTTCTTTTTTTCCACGCATCAAGCGCATCTTTGTTTGTATTTAATACTGCTTTAGAGTATGAATCCCTAACCAAGTCTTCATTATTATTTATAGAGATAAATTCTGACATAATTAACCAGCCAATGCTATCGCTCTAAAGTCTCTAACCGATGGAACTTTTGTGGAAGAACTGCTATACAAACAAACCTTTATAGAAAAAGTTTTAATAGGTTTATCAAAGTTACTTGCCAAAGAGAAAGTCATATCAGTAAAGTCATAATCATTTACTGAATCTGGAATAGTTGTAGATGTCATTTCTGTATAACTTATTTCTTCAAATGGTGTTTCGTCTTCCTCGGCCAAAGGTTTAATGAATACTTGCACAGTTGCTTCGGAAGGTTTATTTATTGACATCAAAACTTTAAAATTATTAGATTCAAAACCATCTGCAAGTGTTACTCGTCTTGTGATATATCTCGCCTCTGCTCCTTTTGTTAACTCTAAATTTTCAGGATATGGTGAACCTGATCCATAAAGCCCATCCTCAGAAGAATGTGCATTTGCATCTAGTTCTCCATTTGAAGATGTAGCAGTACTATTATTTATTTTATTATTTACCGTAATCAAATCTAATCTCTTTTCATCAATTACAGGTGATACAAAATAATCTGATGTTGTTAATCGGACATCTAATTTAAAATCTTCATTAGTAACAATAGCCTGTGGTTTTTCTAAATAAATGTTTTCATTTGCAATGATGTTAATATTATCCACACTGTTTGGTGATACTCCCATATCAAAATCGTATGCAAGTGCAGTATTTCTTGGTACAAGTTCACCAGAATTAATTTTGAAAACATCAGCAGTTAGTCCAGTAAATTCGCTAGATGGAATCTCATAACCAATTTCTCCATTTGCAACAAATTCACAAACATTAATCTTAAATTTAAGACTCTTGTTTGTATTTGGAACAGAAATTCCAGTATTTTGTGGTGTGAATAACGAACCAGTATACGGTTGTTCAGTAATAAGAACACCAGTATCTAATTGACTCTCTCCTAATTGTGCAGAGAATAAATTATACAAATCACTAGTTGTTTTCAGACACAATGAATATTCGCCAGCGGCAACATAAACAGGACTACTAAATGTAAATCTTGTGTAGTCAACTTCATTTGGATAATCAGTTCGTACCTCGTCCTCGGCTGGAATTAATGTTACTGTAGAGAATGGAAGCGACTGTGAAAGACTAGGCCATCCTCCGATAGTCGGTCTAATTTCTATTGTAATTGGAATATCTGGGTCGCGATTCTGGAAGTAAAGGTCAATACTATGCAGGAACACACCACCAGGATAATCATTTCGATTTATAGTGAATGATTGTGCAAGCGGGTCAATCCATAGATTGTTGCCACTTGTATTAATATATTGCTCACGGTCAAATGCATCTTTTACAATCGCTTCGTCATTGACAACTTGTCGTTTACTTACAATGGGTCTAGTAGATGCCATATCGCCATCTGTTTGTTGAACATTTCCAAGTCCATAATAAATTGTAT